GAGAGCCGGTCGCTGGCGTTAGAGTAAATGACACTAAACGCCCTGGGGTGGTCTCGTGATTTCGTGCGCTTTTCGTGCGCTTTTCGTGCGCTTTCTGGGCAGCGTTGGAGGGTGCCCGAAAAGACGCCCTAAATTAAAAAACCAAAGGTTTTTTATATTTAGGGCGGGTGTCATTTCGTGCAGTCCTCCCTCCTTAGCTGGTTTTCGTGCGCCTTTTCGTGCGCTTTTCGTGCGGCCCAAAAAGTTAACGCTAACACTAACGCGGGGCGATTGAGCCGTGACAAAGGTCCGACTCACCTTCGCCGCGCGCTGCCGATTCCCCGACATCGGCACAGCCATCGGCACGACCACCGGCAGCGCAACCGAACTCGGCCAGTGGCACCGCGTCGAATGGCCCGGCGACCGCACGACCTGGCTCCGCGCCGAGGATCTCGAGCCAGTCACCAACCAACCGGAGGAACCCAACCCGTGAGTTACCGCTTCGAAATCGCCACTGAACCCAAAACAGGCGCGGACCTCGCCTCGTGCGGCGAACATCACGCCCGGTCCCTGAAATCGTGCGCCGCCCGGAAACTCGCCCGCGTTCTGATCGACGTCGGAATGCCTGATGGGCCAATCGAGGCGTGGCGCGGTACGGTCTTGTGCTACACGGCTCGCAGCCTCGCTGGCTACGCAAGGACCACCCTGACCGAGAACCCCCGTCTACGGGTCATACCGTACCGCGAGAATCCACATGCCACGCGCGAACCAGTCCGTGTTCTGGAGGAAACCCCATGAACCTCACCACGATCCTGATAATCCTGCTGATCATCGTGATCATCGGAGGCGGTTGGGGATACTCCGGCGGCTACTATTCGGCGTATCCCCATTACGGCTACGGAATCGGCATCGGCGGTCTGCTGATCCTGGTGTTGCTTGTGCTGTTGCTCACGGGCCGTCTGTGAGGAATATCCCGTGCGGCGTCTGTGAGCGCCCCATCGCCGCGCCACCCAACGTCGAGGTCGCGCTATGCCGCGACTGCGCCCAACACCCCGCGCTCGTCGCCGCTTTCCGCGAAGGCCGCGCGCGGTTGTTCGAGCGCGAGGTGGAGACGCACCACGCGACCGTGACAGTGACGTAATCGTAACGTGGAGCACCGCGTGGAGCGTCACAACAAACGTGGAGCATTGCGTGGAGCGGTAGAGCGTGGTAGCGGGGAATCAGGAACGCACTGTGTCAGGAATGAGATGCCCGGCGGCCGGCCCAGTCTCTACACGCCAGAACTCGCGCAACGTTTCTGTGATCGACTTGGCGCGGGTGAACTCGGAATCGAAATAGTAAAAGAACCCGGAATGCCGCCATTCGGCACGATTCACAGATGGCTCGGAGCGCATCCGGAGTTTCGTGAGATGTATGCGCGCGCGAGGGAGCTACAGGCTCAGGCATGCGCTGAACGCGCGGTTATTTCAGGCCGAAAGGCGACAGCGGAGGACGCCAGCGCGGCGCGCGTTCGTTTCGATGCCGATCGATGGCTGGCGGCGAAGCTAGATCCAAAGAACTACGGCGAGCGCGTCGATCACAACATCGCTGGCGACATCAACATCCACCGCGTGCTGTCCGAGGCCCCGCTGACAATCGAGGAATGGACGGAAGCGAACGTCATCGAGCCACCCGATGCCGCTTGATGGCGCGACCGCTCCAGCTCGCGTTGTATGGGCGCCGCAACCCGGCCAGCAACATAAACTTGTTACGTGCCCGTATATGGAGATCCTGTTCGGCGGCGCGCGCGGCGGCGGTAAGACCGATGGCGTGCTCGGCAAGTGGGCGGTGAAGGCACAGCGCTACGGCGTCGGCTTCAATGGCGTTTTCTTTCGCCACGAGATGCCGCAGGCCGACGATCTGATCGAGCGCGCCAAGGAAATATACATCCCGCTTGGCGCGGAGTGGCGTGAGCAACCGCGCCAGTTTCGTATGCCCGGCGGTGGCCGCGTGCGCTTTCGCCCGTTGGAGAATGTCGTTGACGCATCGAAATACCAGGGCCAAAACCTGACGGATTGCGCGGTCGAGGAAGCGGGCAATTTCGCCGACCCGAAGCCGATCGACATGCTGTTCGGCGCGCTGCGTTCAAAAGGTGGCGTGCCCGTTCAGTTGATCCTTACCGCCAACCCAGGCGGCGTCGGGCAACAATGGATCAAGCATCGTTATATCGATCCGGCGCCGCGTGGCATGACGCCGCTGATCCGCAAGCTGCCGAACGGCGCGGAACATCGTTACATTTACATACCGTCTCGCATTCAGGACAACCGCATCCTGCTCGCGAACGATCCGACCTACATCAACCGGCTGCATCTCGTCGGTTCGCCGGAGCTGGTGCGCGCGTGGCTCGAAGGTGACTGGAACGTCATCGCCGGCGCGTTCTTTCCCGAGTTTTCCGCCGTTCGTCACATCATGGCGCCGCGCACGCTGCCGGAGCATTGGGCGCGGTTCCGTAGCTTCGACTGGGGCAGCGCGCGACCGTTTGCCTGCCACTGGTGGGCGGTCAGCGATGGCTCGATCCCGGACATCGCACGCGGCTGCCTCGTCTGTTATCGCGAGTGGTATGGCATGAAGCCGAACGAGCCGAACGTGGGCCTTCGCATGACCGCCGAGCAGGTCGCCGAGGGTATCCGCGACCGCGAGCGCGACGATCCAAAGCCGGTCAGCGGCATGATGGTGGGCGTCGCCGATCCCGCGATCTTCGCCGAGGATGGTGGCCCATCGATCGCCGCGCGCATGACGCAGGCGGCCCGTGTGGTGTTCCGTCCCGCCGATAACAAGCGCGTGCCGCAACGTGGCGCGATGGGCGGTTGGGATCAGTTGCGCTCGCGCCTGGTTGGCGACGCGGACGGCAAGCCGATGGTGGTGTTCTTTTCGACCGCCATCCACGCCATTCGCACGCTACCGACGCAGCAGCACGACAAGAACCGCGCCGAGGACATCGATACGGATGGCGAGGATCACGCGGTCGATTCCATCCGCTATGCGCTGATGAGCAGGCCCTACATCCGCGATGCGGAACGACAGAAGCCCCGCGACAGTTGGGACGCGGCATTCAACCGGGACGCGGAAGAGTTGCGCGACTGGAGGGTGGCGTGATGACCGACTACCGCACACTCAGCGGCGCGGCGTTTCAGCACGAAGTCGGCACTGATCCCGACAAGTGGGCCGAGGCGTTCGCGCAACGGGCCTTGGCGATGAGCGAATTAATTAGCGACGGCCTGCGTGATGAACTCGCGGAGTGGTTCGCCGACGCCATGGAGACCGCGCGCAAACACTCAATACGTAACGTCATCGAGGGAGACGGCACATGATCCGCGTTCTAATCCTGGCCGCCCTGCTGTTGCCTTCGGTGGCGCGGGCGCAGGCACCCGCCCTGACCTACGAGGACCGTAGCGGCACGATCACCACCGGCGGCGCCGCCCAGGTCGTTCTGCCGGCGTGGACGGGCCGACATGGGTGCATGGTGCAAAACCAGAGCGCGGGCAGTCTGTGGGTGTCCGAGACGGCCACCGCGGTAGCGGGGCCGCCGTCGATCCTGATCCCGGCCGGTCAGCAGTTTCTCTGCATGAGCCCGGCGTCCGGCCAGGCGTATTCGATCATCGGCGCCACCACGGCCCAGGCGTTCGCGGCGCGTCAGTGGTAAATCCGTTAGCTATGCCCATCGTACCAGAACTCTCCGAAAAGAGATTGTGCGGCGGCACAATACGCCGCATGGGCCTCTTGAGCGGTCGCGAATGTGCCAAGATATCTCATCTTGGGGCCGACCCTTATCAGCGCGTTGAATTTATTATTCTTGGCGATGCTGGCCCCCTTAAAGCCGGACGGACCCACGCACCCATTATTCCTTTGGTTTTGAGATGGCGTCGCCTCTCTCAGGTTGTGCCAAGAATTATCAGTTCTGTTTCGGTTCTTATGGTCAATAAAATGTTCCGGTCGGTAACCCTTAACAAGCATCCAGATTATGAGGTGGACGATGTACTGTTTGTTGTCGATGGTGATGCACCGGTAGCCGTCCGGGCGCGGGAAACCAGCGATCTTACCAGCATGTTGTTTGTTCCATATTTTCCATCGCCACTCGTCGAGAAAATGCGAAAGTGGTCGTTCGCGCCAGTAAAGCGCTCCTGTAACCGGGTCATAATCAAAGCACTCGCGAAGGCGGGCTTGATCTGGCAGGGTGCGTTTAACCATTTGTGTCCTCCTTACAGGATCGATGGCCAGAGGCGCCGTCCGGTCCAGCAAGACCGGCGGCGTTTCGTTGGATACACGCTTGCTACTGCCGCATCAACGTTTTTGCTGTCCAGAACAGCAAAAAGTCAATGCGTTACTGACACGCCATCTGTGGATGCGTGCCGTGGCGGGGTGCGTGGGGCGTCCGGCCCTCCCGGTAGAACGCTCGATCTCATCTTCATGTTCCCCGGCACGCTCGATCCGCGCATCACGTTCACACGCGCGTCATCCGCTACGTATACCGACGCGAGCGGTGTCATACAGACGGCGGCGACAAACGCACCGCGCTGGGATTACGCGGGCGGTGTGTTGCTCGGTCTGCTGATTGAGGAACAACGCACCAACATTCTGTTGAACAACGCGGCGCTTTCAACGCAGTCGGTCGCTGTCACGGCGCAGGCTTACACGCTGTCGTTTTATGGCACGGGGACCGTAACGAAATCGGGCACGGCGACGGGCGCGCTGGTAGGAACCGGAGCGACGCAGCGTGTGTCGCAGACGTTCACGCCGACAGCGGGAACGCTGACGTTGACGGTGACGGGATCGGTGCTGAATGCTCAGATCGAGGTAGGCAGCTTTGTTACGAGCGTAATCCCAACGACGAGTGTCAGCGTGACACGCGCGGCTGATGTCGCGACGATGCCGACGAATGTGAGTTGGTATAGCGGAATAGCGGGCACTGTGATGGCCGAAGCACTAATGCCGATAAACGGTAACAATGGTTATCGTGGTTTATTCGCGCTGGACGGTGGTGTTTTCAATGTTTGGATACGTGTTTACACAACCGGAGGCACATCTAATCTGGATGGTGATGTAAACGGCGTTTCCATTGGTTTTGGAGGCATCACGGCGGGAACCACATTCAGGGCCGCCGCCAATTATTCCGCGACCGGGACACGTACAGCACTCAATGGTTCCGTTGGAACTCAGAGCACGGCGACTGTTTCCACGCCAGCAACTTATACAACGCTCCATTTTGGTCAGACAGACAGCGGAAATAACCCAATGAACGGCTACATCCGCCGCGTGACTTATTGGAACAGAGCGTTGTCCGACGCCGAGATGCAACAGGTGACAACATGACCGACTTCCGGCTCAGCTTCCCCGTCGCATCGCTTGTCACGGGAATACAAGGACTACGCGCGTTACGTGAAGCGGAAGGCGGCAACGCGCAAAACGCACTCGGTGATCCGCGCGATGCGAGTGGTAACATCGTGTATCCCGATCCGAACGCACCCATCGGCACGCCGCCGCCTGATGTGTGGTATGGCCGACCCGGCAGCGCCGCGACCAGTTACACTGACCTGAACGGCAACACCGTGCAGGTGCCCGCGAAGGGCGATCCGGCGCTCTACTACTGCCACATCCGCTCCGGCCTTGAAGCCAGGGCATTCAGGCCCGGTCAATACGGCATGAAAGATTCCGATCCAAAGGCCAGCGCGGCCGTCCTGGGCATCTGGTTGGGTGACACGCCGCCATGAGCCAGTCCCTTTACCCTGATCCGCCGATGGACCCAGAGGCCGCCGAGGCGTCGCGCCCGAAGGGCGGTCCGGGCATCGCCGATGATCGTTATCCGCGCGACCTGGACGACCTCCACGCGCGGATGGTCCAGTGGTTCGAGGACAGCGAGCGCGCGACCGATGATGGCCGCAAATGGTCGCAGAGGGACAGGGATTACAAAGACGGATACCAGTGGAGTTCCGCCGAGAAGGAGGCGCTGAAACTTCGCGGCCAGCCCGAGGTCACGATCAACTACGTGAGCCGCAAAGTGGAATTGATGTGCGGTCTTGAGAGGAAATCGCGGACCGACCCCAAGGCATTCGCCCGCAATCCGGTTGACGAGGACAAGGCGGACGCGGCCACGCAGGCGTTGCGCTACATGAGCGACGACAACAACCTGCCTTTGATCCGCTCCGACGTTTACGAAAACCTGATGGTCGAGGGCGTCGGCGGCGCCGAGATCGTGCTTGTGGACGACGGCAAGGGCGGCGCGGATATCACGTTCGAACAGGTTCCGTTCGATCGGCTGTGGTGGGACCCGCATTCGCGCCGACTGGACTTTAGCGACGCCCGTCATCGCGGCATCATCGTCTGGATGGATCGCGATCAGGCCGTCGAAACATGGCCTGATGTCGAGGACCTGATATCCGACACGTTCCAGACGCAGACCGGCAGCTACGGCGACCGACCGAACGAGATCGTCTGGTGCGACAGCAAGCGCGAACGCATCCGCGTCGTGCAGTGCCACTGGCAAGAGCAAAACGAGTGGTGGGTGGCGACCTATACCCGCGTCGGCTTCCTGGCAGAGCCCACGAA